TTCTTTCAGAAGCATCTGATCCACTTCGCCTTGATAGGCTGGGTACGGAAGATCGTGCGGGTCTGCACTGTCGCATATGAACTCTGCCCACACTTTTCCGTTTCCGGGCCATGCCGTAACCACCGTGCCTTCTGGTGGAATGTCCGTTTTCTTCACCGTCTCGAAGAACGGATAGAACACATTCCGGTTGTTCAGAGGACGCGGGCAAGTGCAGTACAGGTAGCCCTTGTATGGCGTCGGCAGCTTCGGCGCGGTTTTCCGCACTTCGATGGTCTTTTCTCTTGACGCGATCTTGTAGCACCACTCCGGGCGGACGCTGAAAAGTACAGCGATACTCACGGCTCTTTCCCTCCCGTCAGTTCCGGGTTGTCGTAGATGTTGCCAACAACCTCCATCAGCTTAGAAGGAACGGAAAGGCAAAACTGCCATGTTTCATTCGCATCCATAACTATGCCGAAATACGCCGACCCGCCGCGCCGTTCAAACACGACCTCATGAAGATTGGTGTCCCTATGTTTGCCTTGCTCAATCGGATACTGGACGATATCTCCCTCGAAAATCCGCTTTCCATTCTTGTCGCGCAGCCCAGTGAATTCACTGACGGTAGCGGGTTTAACGTGCTCGTAATCGAAGGATAGCGAGCAATCATCCTCCATATAGGCGGAGCGAATAATAATCGGCTTTGCCCCATCGACGCCTGTCATTTCACCGTAAATCCACTCGCCGGTCTCTACATTCTTTCCTCGGAAAAGCACCTCACGCATTTTCATCCCTCCTGAGCAAGTGTTCAGCATTCCGTTTCAGCGTCGGCTCCAGCTTCTTCTGACGCGCTCTGACCTTGGTAAGCTCCATCTCAATGCCCCGGATGGTCTTCTCCCGGAAGCGGCGCTCCCGGGCAAGCCGGATCTTCTTCTGGAGCTCCACGTTCTGGCTGGTGAGCTTCTCCATTTCCTCGTCGGCGGCATAGATCACATACCTGGCACCGCAGGAGGGGCAGAGGAAGAATTGAATCTCCAGCCCCTCGATGCGCTTGATGGTGATGTCCTCCGGGGAAATGTCGAACTCGTCCAGGCAGTTATTGCAGGTCGTTCTCATTTTCCCATTGCCTCCCTCAGGCTGTCTTTGATGTAGTAATCAAGACCAATCTGCTGACACAGGGATTCGGCTTCTCTGCCGAACGCCGCCCAGTCGATATCTGACGAGTGGTAGTTCAGCTTCCCGATCTTTACCTTGTGGAACCACGGGGCGCCGGTGGCAATGCGGGAAAGGACCACGCGGTCATTGATGACCGGCTCAAATGACACCCATGTCTTCGCATCAGCGAGAATGGCGCCGCTCAGCTTGTCCAGAGTCTCGATGAACTTCTCGCTCGTTTCGCTCCCGTCAATCGTAACGCCATACCAGTCGCCCTCTCCCAGCAGGTCGAAGTCCCTGCTGCCGTCGCCTTTGGTGAGAATCTGAACATGATTCCCACTCTCCTTGATAACCTGGATGACCTCGCGGGTGGTCGTGTTATCATAACCAGTCGGGTACGGATCGCAGGTGAAGCACAGGTGGATGAGCTTGTCCCTGACGCCCTCACGCTCAATCTGCTTCCTCAACGCCTCCACGATTCCGGCGCGGGGCTCCACATGGGTATGGAACTCCTCGCGGTCACGGTGCAGCACATTCGGCGCGAAGCAGTAATAGCAGCGGTGCGGACACCCGGTATATATGTTCACTGCATAATCGCCGTACTCCTTGGCCTTGCCTTTCGGCTCATATAAGGGTTTCACTTTGTTGCTCCTTTCGCACAAGTCCTCGCCCAATGACGCTGGGCGTGTTTCTTCCGCGCCGTCCGGCACGGAGCGCAGAAGCGGTTCTGCTTCCGCTCGTAGAACGTCCCGCCGCAGCGGGCGCAGTATTGAGGCTTAATTCTTTCAAACTCCGTGCAACTGTCACAGTCGGTGCAGCCAGCGGAGCATCCGCCGATGTCATCCCATTTCATGCACATAAACCGCTGGAAGAATGGGTCATAGCCGAGATCGTTCATGCGCTTCCGGAGGATTGCGTCGAGCATGGAGAGGTCCTTCCGCACCTGCGTCCTCGTCCGGGACAGATATGCGCCTTGGGCTACGGTAGGTTCCGGCGCTCCGTCGCCCCATTTCCCATCGCCCATCAGAGCGCGTACCTTGTCCGCTTTCTCTGTCAGGTAGGTGAAGTAGACCTTTCCTCGGATTGCCTTTTCCGATTTCCCGATCACGTTGCCGATGACCGTATAGCTATCGCCATGCCGGATGCCGTCAGCGAGGATTCGGTAGTCCTCATCGTTCCACTCGTCCCCTCGGTTGCTTGCCCTGACCGGGCGTTCTTTCAGGCCGAGGTCGGCACATCTCCTCTGGATTGCTCCGCATGACCTGTGGAGCATTTCGGATATCTCCATATAGCCGTAGCGGTGCTGCTTCAAGAGCATGGTCAAGCGGCTATCCTCGTCGTGTGTCCAGGGATCTTTCCTCTGGATGGCAAACGCTGTGAAGTCTTTTTTCCGCTGCTCCGGCACCCAGTCGGGCTCCAAGCCCAGCGCCAGGGGCTTCATCTTGGAGAAGTCGATGAACGATCTGTGTTTCTCGGCCCACTCCCAAAACTCCTCAATGTACACGACCCTCACCCGCTTCTGCTGGATGCGCTGGTAGTGAACAGGCATCCCGCGCTTGTCCACCCAGCTTTTCATCTGATAGGAATACTCGCGGGTTCCCATCACGGCCTGCATGAGCTGATTGAGGGTGACGTATTCGCCGCTGTTCAGAAACGGGCCGAGGCTCAGCCTGTTCGCCCGTACAACGACAGCATTGATGCTGCGGTTCAAGTGCTTCGCTATGCCGCCCAGGGTCATATGTCCCCAGTTCTCCCGGAGGTAATCGTGCTCCTCCTCTGTCCAGTTTCGGCTTCCTTTGGATGGAGCCACCCTTCGCATCAGCCCCAGGGACACCCCGCGCTGATATATTGCGTGGGGCTCCCTTCCGAGAGCATCGGCCATTTCCTGGTCGGTCTGTTCTTTCCAGTGTTCCCGGATATAGGCATCATCCTCGGCGGACCATTCGGCGGGGTTGATCCGAATCCCGTTGTGATACCGGGTGGTCCTCACAGCGCAGGCGCTCCTTCCGAGCTTCCGGCCTATTTCTTCATCGCTCATGGTCGGCCAGTGCTCCCGAAGATAACGCAGCTCCCAGTCAGACCACTTTTTCACAGCCGCGCCACCACTTTCCTGAAATCGCGCCAGTTCCTATAGGCTTCGCTGCTGAGGACATCCAAGGCGTAGTTGTGGAGAGCGGCTTCCGTCCGCAGCCATGCGCAGTGTTTTCGGCAGTAGTCGGAAATGGCTTGCACAAGCGCCGTCTGCTCCTCTCGCTCCACGGCCTTGTCCATGCGCTTATACCATTCATCCATCGGCATTTCTTCCCCGGTGGTGATCCTGGCATACTCGATGCAGGTAGTTTCGTCCTTCATTTTCCCGTTGCTTGCCCTGTACTGCCGTCCGGTAGGAACAGCCCGAACGGTGGGAACGGCGATCATCTTCAGCTCGGCGATAGACAGGTCCATCACTTCGCCCCCAGTTTTTCCGCGTACTCCTTGGCGTCCCGGAGGGACATCTTCTCGACCAGCTCCTTGCCGTTCTGGATGACGAAATAGCTGGTGTGGTCCCAGGTGCCGCCCCTGTTGGAGTGTTGGATGTGCCGCTTCCGGCTCTCAATGTAGAGATTCAGACCCTCGCCGTGCTCGGTCGCCTGATAGATGATATCCGTTCCCTCGGCGGATATGCGCTTACCGACCTTCTTCCAGATCATCGTCCGTCCTCCTGTTCCACGCTTCGATTGCCTTATCGACAGCGGTCTTCTTGTCTCGCCAGTCATCCAGCCCCGTCACCTGGCTCCAGTCACTGTTGTAGCTCATGGTGCGGCATCCGCAGCCTTTCAGCCACCATCCAGTGCACACGACGGCAACACCCTCCCGGTTGACGTACAGCCTCGCTTCTCTGCCGCAGAACGGACAGGGTTTCAACTCACTTCCCATAAGGTTCATACCTCCTGTTCCACTCTTTCGCCCATGCCGCCATGGTCATCCCGTAGGTATCTGACCTCTTCGGCGCCGGCATCCCATAAAAGCGCGTCATGCTTTTACACTTCGGGCAGCGGATGCCGTTGATCTCAAAGTTTCCATCATACTGATAGCTCACCTTGCCGCCACAGAATGGACAAGGCATCAGCTCAGGCGTCATTGATTCCATTACATTTCCTCCTCCGGGAACTTACAGAGATTGACCTCCGCCCCGCCAGTGCAACTTTCGTCCATAATCGTCGTCACGGTCTTTAACGCGGCTCCGGTCGCGCTTTTCCAGTAATAGCACAGGTCAATGATTTCCGTGGACTCCGGCACGATGATGGTGATCTTCTTCGTCATGGTTCCGATGTTGTTTCTCATCACCTTGCCTCCGTTCTCTTTTTTGTCCACTCCTCGGACAGAAGGTCACAGCGCAAATGATACGGCCTCTCACCGCAGTTCCACGGCATTGGGATTTCATAGCCGCAGGTCCAGCGTGTGACCTGGAGATTCCTGATCTTGATTGGGAGGTGCTTCATGATCTGGCCGAACTCGAAGCTGGCCGCGCCATCGTCCCGGACGTGGATGGGCTTCTGAATGAGGTGCACGGTCTGATCCGGCTCGTTGTCCCGTCCGGAGCGATAATCTCCGGGGTAATACTCCGCCCGGGAGCCAATGCGGTACTCGCATACCCGCTCATATTCGTTCGTCTTGGTGCCGCGCACCGTCGCCGTGATCAGGCTGATGTGCCCGTTGGTCTCGACCAATTCTGCCAGCGTCATTCGATCCCCACCTCCGGCATCTTGTGCCACCGGCAACCGTCGCAGGCGCCCTTGTGCGCCATCTTGTACTGGCCGCAGCGGAGGCACAGCTCGTTCCGGCACTGCTTCAAATCCGCTGTCAGCTTTTCGATGGCAGCAGCACCGTCGCTGCAGTGCAGGTGAATGTTATTGCTCATGCGGTCAACATCATCGTTGGCGGGGTGCACCTCTGGGAAGTTGAACGCCAGCCAGCGCAGGGATTTCGCGGTCTGCTGATAGCTCATTTCTTCGGCCACCACCTTTCGCATGTTCCGGAGAGCTTGACCTTCTTGCCCTTCACTTCGCAGATGCCGCCCTTATAGGTCGGCTTGCAGTGGCCGCAGTTCTTACAGACTTCCTTCATGGCTGTCCTCCTCTGCAAAAAGTTTGTTCAGCCGCACCCGGAGATCCTCGCGCTCCTCCGGGGTAATCTCGTCGAAGGGCTTTTTATAAAGCCGCATGGTGATCCGGTCGAGGATTTCCCTTGTTTTAGCTTCCATCACTTGCCCTCCGCAATCATCTGGCGGTATTCCAAGATCATTTCCCGCCACTCCGGATGGATATTGTTCTCGGCCAGATACTCGTCGATCAGGCGCAGCTTCTTGCCCTGCGCATCTACCACCCGGCCCAGCTCCTCGGCTTCTTTCAAGGCGTCGCTCCGGCTCTGGCCATTCCGAATGCCGACCATAATGGACGGAGGCAACGGCTGCTTCTCTGCGGTGGATCGCCACAGGTGGAGGCAGTGCTCCAGATTGTTGACATACTGGTCTTTGGGCGGGTGGATCTGAATGGCCTCCTCGTCATCGTGCCAGAACATATCTTTCAGGCGGCACATGTCCTCCCAGGTCGGCATATAGCTTTTCTTATACGGATTGACGCTGACGTGTTCCCAGCCTGCGCCGTGGCTCCAGATGACGGTGCCTCTCAGCTTTCCAAACTCGATAAGGCCTTTGCCACCATCCCAGGAGGATTCTTTGATTGCCAAATGCGGAGTGTCCCGCAGCTCCTCAATGCTTTTCATGCTTGCTCCTTTCAGCGGCGCTTCACGCCATCGATGCCGAACATGAAGGCCGCGATGCGCTCCGCCGCAATGTCGATGTCCTTGTAGATCGTCCGGTCTACGACGTTTTCCTCTTTGGCCAGCTCCGGGATGCTGATAGGCCGCTCTCCCGGGGCCAGGTCTTTGATGTAGAGTTCGTTCACCACCCGCCAGCGGCGCTGATCCTCCTCGCTGCCGAGGGTGAAGCAGTAGCTCTGAAAGAGATCCATCATCAGCTCAATGTGCTTGACGATGGTGGCGGTCCGCGCCGCGGAGAGCTTGATGCTCTCCACGAACGCGGTGGTATCTCTGCCGGGCATCATCAGGTCGGCGATGATCTCCTCCGGCGTGATGACGTCTTCGATCTCAAAAACTGCGTTTTCGGCGTGAGCCCGGAATATCCTGTAATTTCGCAGCAGGAGCTTGGTGTTCCGGAGGCGACGGTCGGCCATGTCCTTCCGGTCGCGCTGTCGCTCTTTCTCCAGCGTCTCCATCGCCGCCTTCGCCCCGGCCTCTGCCGCAAGCTGCACAATATCCCTGGAACTCAACTGTTCGCCCATAGTTCCGCCTCCGTTTCCTGTTACTTCTTCCGCATCCGGTCAAGGAACTGGCCGAGCTGCGTTTTGATTACTTCATCGTTGCCGAAGATCTCCCAGCGCAGGGAGTAGACGCGCCGGCTTTCGTGAATGAGGTCGCGGTCACGATGAGCGTCCTCTTTCGTCTTGGAGCAGATGAACGTCCGGCAGATATATGGCCTGGCCTCATAAGCGTCGCACTTCTTCGTCTGCTGATTCCGAAGCGGGCAGGTCAGATCGGTGGCTTTCCAGTCCCAGAACGGGGCCTGCCGGTGCTCTTTCAGCTTGTGCTTCGCGGCGTAGGTCTTCAACCGCTGGAGCTCTCCTGCGGTCAGCGGGAGCATGTCGGTACAGCACTCGCCGCAGTTGGAACACTGCCCGTCTATGCAGTTACAACTGTATCTGTCGGCGTCTCTGACGATTTCTGCAAGGCTGCCATAGTGGGACATCACTCGTCCTCCGAGGGCTGGAGAAGGGCGTGTGTGCCGTTCATCATTTCAGCTTCCTCGTCCGATACCTCATAGCCAAGCTGCGTCAGCAGCATGTACAGACGGTCAAGGTCATCGTTGGGCTTGTAATGGAACTCATAGCGCCGCTTCTCATAGACCCAGGTTGATTCCCAGTAGCCCTCGCAGGAATCGTCCGCCATAGCGTATACCGAGGACAAGATGCTCTTTTCCGGTGCCTCTTTGACCTTAGGGGTAAGAGCCTTCCGTAGATCGTCATAATCCACGTCTTCATCAAGATCGAGGTCGAAGCACAGATCAAGGACCTCCGGCTCTGGATCGTCCCTGCGATACCCGCCGTCCCCGATGATCTGATACATGGCAAACACCGCCACGTCGGCAAAGTGCTTCTTCACAGCGCTCTGGCTGAGGCCGGAGACAAACTCGTTTCGGAGGTTGAAATGCCGCTCGGTGATTTCCCGGAGTTCTGCTCTGTCCCGCTCAAATTTGGCCTGCCGCTCCTCGCGCTCCCTGTCTTCCGGCGTGGCCTCCCGCTGCCGGACCTCCGCGTACACGGTGATCTCCGTGCCGGTGCAGGTATACCAGTATTTGCGGGAGTTCACGTCGGCGGGGCGCTCCACCGTCTTATCTCCGCTCCAGCGGTTGAAGCCGGTGATGTAATCCATGGGGATCTTCTCGCCGTCCACTTCACCGCGGGCCTCGATCTTGACGGCAAACTTGGAGATTTCTGCTTCCCACGCGGCAATCTTCTTCAGGCATTTCTCCTCGTCGATGGCGCTCTGCAGACGGTTGCGAAAGTTCGGCGTTCCGATTGCGTCGAGGACGGCGTTCTTCCGCGCCGGATCCTCGATCTTGTCCAGCTCCAGATAGTCCATGAGCGTCGCGCCTCTGGCCTCGGCCTTGCGGAACTTATCCTGATCCAGCTCCAGGAGCTTCACCCGGCGCCGGATGGTGGAGACAGAGAAGCCAGAATCTTTGGCCAGGCTCTCCATCGTCTCGCCCATGTCCAGCATGAGCTGGAAGCCCTGGGCCTGCTCGTAGGTGGTGAGGTCGGACCGCTGCATGTTCTCCATGAGCATGGTCCTCAGCTGCTCCTGCGGGGTCATTTCCGTCACGACACAGGGGACCTTATCCAGTCCGGCCAGCTTCGCAGCCGCCAGGCGGCGGTGACCGATGACCACGGTATAGGTGAACTGCTGCGGGGTGGTATGCGGTACAGGAACGGGAACGACGGTCAGGTTCTGGAGAATGCCGTTGGCCTTGATGCTGTCGGCCAGCTCCGTGAGGTCGCCCAGGTCTTTTCTCGGATTGTCCGGATGGGGCTTGATCATCGTGGTGAAGATGTACTCAATCTGATTGCTCATTGTGTGCTCCTTTCGTTGTTGCGCCTCA